GTTGAGATTGCCATACTAGACTCCTAATTCCTTCATATATTTATATCTATTTAAACCCGTGTATTACTGGCCTCATTTACTACCGAGGCCAGCAATTTCTCCTGTGTTCTTCAATCTAGTTGGTACGTAGATAAACTCAACTGCCTTAACAGGTTCGATTGCAACGTCTAGGTATAGTTCGTTACGATCGATTCTGCTTGGGGTATTGTTTGATTCATCACAAACAACCAAGTAATCGTATATCGCACGTTGACCTACTAATTCAAGCAATAGACTCTCTGTTGCTGCTTTAATCTCATCACGTGTGATCTTATCGTTTGGTTCAAATACATATGGTTTTGCTAGTTTATCTAGCTGGCCACGTAAGTAAACAATCAATCTAGCTACGTTAACACGATCGAGCGCACTTGCGTTTCTTGCTCTTGTCTTTTGTCCGTAAACAACTAATCCAGATCCGGTTAAGAATGTTAATGGGTTAATGTTTACAGCATATAGTGTATCACGTTGACCTTCGTTGAGCGATATAGACTTCCATTCGCCTTCCATTGAATCAACATAACCGATCGATGTTGCGTTAGTTATACCACCACGACGTGTACCAGCTGGTGCAAACCAAGGATAGCTAACACCATCACTTAGTGCTATTGTACGTAATACCATATGACTTGCAGGAACTACGATTTCGTTACCGTAGTTGTCTGTAGTATACCCACTTGGGTAATAAACACCTAGGTATTCGTCGTATGTTACTAGACCGTCTTCGCCGTTATCAACAGCAAGCATCGCATTAGTTCCCCATTCATTGAGGCTTGTTGCGTCGCTTGTTAAGCGGAATGGTGTATCACCGATAACAAATGCAGTCTGCTTACGATCAATATTGAGGCCAACCATGTTAGCTATCAATTCTGTATATCCTGGGCAAGCAATGATATTGAATGTACGTATTTCTCTTTCACGTAGATCCTGGTTAGTGTCAGTCAAGGCCTTCATGTGCTTAACAACAACTTTACGCTGTGCCTTACGTCCGAATAGTCCACGACCGTCTGCAGCATTGCCACTTTCGTTAACCCAACGATGTGGATAATAGTATTCTTGGCTTTCACCGCCGTTGAATCTAATATTATCGGCATTAATGTCGATATAGTTATGGATGAACCTCTTTACACTAAATCCGCTGCGACGCTTGTTAAACAATAGCATACCACGTGGATATAGTGCAGGATCCGGTGCATCAAAATCTACGAAATTGCTATACAATAGATCGGCGATTGCTCCTGGATTATTGCTGTTAGTTCCGTTTGTATTATAACGAGCATCTGCAAATATAATACCATCTTCAGTTGATTGATCGCTAGTGTCAACTGATACCCATTTTAGATTGTATCCGTCCCACTTGTAAAGAGCTGGATAGTTTTCAATATCACCTGAATCAATCCACAGATCGCCGTTTCTTAATGTAGTACCGTCACTCTGTACTTTTGGTTTAGTAGCACTTACGATAGGACCTGCAGGATCTGTTTGGAAATCTGGGTTTGAGTCATAATATGGACTTGCTAACAATGGGTTTGGAGTACCGTTGTATGTACCGTCAAACAAATATCCAACCCAAGTACGACCATTATGAATCATAATGTCTACGCTATCAACTACAGAACTATACCATAATTTACCATCTGCTGGTATAGTATTTGGTGGAGAAAATGCAGCAGTATACTTCAATGGTTTCCAGTTGGTAACTACGTAATCGTGTAGTTCGTCGCCGATTGGTGCAGTGTAGAAGTTAGGTGTACCAGAGTTTGTTACAACATTATATGATGTAAACAATAGACCCAATGGGCTATAATCGCCGTCTTTTAGTCTTATTTCACCACCTTTTAGATGTTCGATAATCAGTCTATTACGAGAATCAACACTAGCTTCGATATCCTGTATACCTGCTGCATTAATTGCAGCAGCTATATCGCTTGCATCGCTTATTGCATGATGTGCTTGGAATGATATTGTAACATCGGATGTTAAGCCTTGATAGCCAACGATCGACGCTGCCATATTAAATGTATAAGTTCTTAGGTTTACAAATGTGCTAGCAGTAATTGGAACACTAGTAACCATAGTCGGATCTGGCTGTTCTCTACGGAAAATTTTAAATGTAGCAGCTTCCATAAAGTATTCTGGACCAAGACCACTATAGTTGTCAGTCTTCATCGCTTCAGTTAAATTAAACTGTACATATAGACGACCTCTTGCTATGTTCTTACCACCACCTGTTCTATCTAGGTAATAGTTAGCATCGTTGTTGTTTGCATAAACTGGTGCTTCAACTAAATCCCATGTTAGTGTTTGCTCATTCCAAATCTTAATTCTCCAACGAGCACCGAGATTAACGTCTGTTGTTTTAATCCATACAGAACCACTTGGACGCGGAGCTGGATCTCTTGTTTTGAAACGAGGAACAGTAGTATGTGGTCCAATTTGTAGAGCAGGACCATAATATGTTCCAGTAGCAATACCTGTTGTACTGGCTACTGTACTAGATGCTACAAGTGTACCAGTACCAGCTGCAATAACAATAGCGTTTGATAATGAACTATCTTGTTGTGGACTATCTGCTGCACCGTTGCAATATAGTTCTAAACGTGAATTAACAACATCTGCAGTTATACCACGTATGTTAGCAGCGTTAATATCGCTTGCAAGTGCATTTACAGTAGTTCCTGATGTTAGTACTACTTCAACACCATTAATAATAATGCTGTGGCCTGCAGTTAAAGAAGGATTACTCTTATTACCTGCAACTAGCGGCCAACTGTTGTTCCAATCGTCGGATCCTACTAGAACCCAATCGCCCATTCTATTCTTGAAATAGATCTTGTTAAGTGTAGTAATCGCTACTACTGCATAATCACCTACTTTACCAACTGAACCAAGTGGAGAACCTGTTAATTCGTCAATCTTAGTGCTGTCAACGATAACAGTCGGAACTCTATTTGTAAACTGCTGTCCGCCACGCACTGTAGCAGCAGCACCGTTCCATTCAAAGATACCAAAACGTGAATCTCTAACATCAAACCAATATGTACCGTCTTCTGGATTTGCGCTTGGGCTAACTGCAAGAGGTGCTAGCTGTGCTAGATCAAGATCTGATCTAACAACATAAGCACTGTTGCTTACTGCTAGGTAGCTGTATGCTGCTTGTAATCCGTATTCGTTAAGTTCACCACCGTGTACTGGGTTCTGGCTAGCGTCCTTATAAAACAATGGCGTACCAAATGTTTCGGTCAAATCTCTCTGGCTAGTAATCAAATATGGTTTACCAGCGTTAGCTTTTAATGTACCAACTGCGATACCAGTGCCGGATCCGTTGGTTTTATTTTCTTGTGATGACACTATTATAAGTGGGCGAGTACCTGGGGCGGCTGTGACGTAAAAGCTTTCGTCAATTACTTGTACTTCTACGCCGGGTGAATTCAACGTCATATCCGATCTCCTGTTATTGCAGACTTCAGTAATATTTAGTATTATATTTAAAAAATCGTGTCTATAGACCGATGAAAAGGTGTGATAAAGGTAATATATGATTTAGTTAAAGGTGAATAAAGGTGTATAAATATTTCTATGAAAGAAAATACGTGTCCAAAATGTAATAGTAGACAAAGGGCTGTTAATTATAAAAAGAATGACAAAACATATTATCGCAGACTTTGCGATCCCTGTAATGCAGATGAAAAGAAAAAGAAAAAACCTAAATGGTTAACACAAGGGTATAAGAAAAAAACAAAATGTGAAGCTTGTGGTTTTTCTGCAGATTATATAGAACAACTTACTGTGTATGAAGTGAATAATAGTTTTAAGACTATCTGTCTAAACTGTGATGCTGCTGCTAAAGTAACAAACAAGTTAGAAAAGAAAAAAGGTGATCTCAAACCAGATTTTTGATGTTTGTTTTTAGATCGTCTAGCGTATCGTCGTTCTTTATAATTTTATCAAAGTCAGCTAATGCCCATTGCCATTCGCTAGCATGTATATCTGTCGGTATTATATGGTGTGATTGATACTTTTGAAACCAAATTGGATCCTTACCTCTTTTGACACACCAGACTTTACCATCCATACGTTTAATCATGACAATCTCATTAACGAATCTAGTATCAGGAATAACATAATTTTTGTCATGATCCTGTAATTTCTTTTCCATACTGGCGATCCATATATCTTTGTGAAATCCTTCACGACAGACTTCTGTACCCCACATCTGTAAAACCCAACGTGGAGTAAGATCAGCATAACCCAATCGTCCTGCCCACCAAGGGTCGCGCTGTTCTCTCCAAGCGCGACTCTCATCTGTGTCACCTTCAAGTAGTGATCTATCCCAACCGAATACTGCTGCAACAGCATCCTTTAGACTATCGGCAAAACTGATCTTAGTAAAACCATGATCTTTTTCCAATATATCAGCAACAGTACCTTTACCGCTGCCGATTAGACCACATACTCCAATGATCATTTATTGAGATCCTCTTCTGTTAATCCCATTAAAAGACAGTTATTCTTAAGTCGAGCATCTTTTGGATTCATCTTATGTGCTATCATAGCATGTTTTCTAGCATCTTCAGTTAACCCAGAATACCATCCACCTAGTGCTGCAAGATCGTGTGGTTCTGGACCCCAACATTCACTATCTGTAATATAGCTCATACCCTTATTAGCGATCGACAAGCACTTTGTAGCAGCCCAATGACAAGTATTCCAGTCTTTTAGGGCATATGCTGCTCTTGCCAGTTCTAACCAAGGTTCTCTAGTATGAGGCCATTCTAGCATACCTTTAAATGCCCATTCCATGCTTTCAGAATTTTTATTCATATTACGATAACAACGGCTCATATATCTCATGCTTGCAGAGCGTTCTTCTGCCCATGTAGCATTTGGTAATTTTATATGAGTTTTAAATTCTTCAATAGCTTCTTCGTTTTTCGCAAAGAAATAGAGTTCACGTGCATAGTAATGACGCATACGATCATTTTCAGGATCTTCTTTTACTGCTTGTGATAGCAATGGCAAATACTGAGACCTGCTTTTTGAATTATCTGCGCGATGATGTAGTAAAATATCTGGCACAGTTACCCTATTTTCATATGTTGTATTCTGCCAGTATAGTGTTTCATGGCAGGGATGACGCCAACGATAACCGTGTCTGTGATGCATCTTATCTGCGTAGAACACTTTGTCAGGACTTCCGTCTGGTTTCCAATTCCAAGTATAGCTATATGCCATCCTCTGTATGTTACCATTATGTTCGTCCCAGGCTTTTTGCATAGCTTCTAACCAACCTGGCTGTAAGTATTCGTCGATGTCAATACTTAGGCACATATCAATATCAGGTGGAATCAATGCTAATGCAGTATTTCTAGGTATATCAAAACGCCAAGGTTTTACCTTTATATCATAGACGACTGCACCAAGTTCTCTAAGACGTTCCGGAGTACCGTCTGTACTACCCGTATCACATACTAGTATGAGATCAGCGTCTTTTGAAGCTTCCATAAAATTGTCAACTTGGGCAATTTCGTTTAAACTGATAGCATATACACAAGTTTTAATCTTACTCATTGTGCTGCCTCCTTATAGTAATTTAAATTATTAATCAATCTACCATCCTCTGGTGCCATATTGTGTGCTTGTTCACCGTATTCTACGGCTTTTTTAAATAGGCCTATTTTGTAACAAGCAAGTGCTGCTGCATCATAGCCGTTTTCGCCCCAAGCCTGAGGATCTTGAGTAAACCCATCTCGACGCTCTAGTGTTTCTAAACATCTTTTCATCGTTATGAAGCAGCTCTCCCAATCTTCTCGTTTCATATAGGACATACCCCAGTGATACAGTGTTTCTCGTTCGGGGCTATCTTGTACTGCTTTTTGATACCAAAGATCTGCGTTGGCCCAATCTCCCTTATCACCGTATAATTGTGCGACTAATCTACCGATATAAGATTTTACAATACCGCCATCTTCGCAAAGATCATAGCTTTTTAAACGAGCGTCAATAGCTTTATCTATTTCGCCGCGCATCTGATATTCGCCAGCTAAGAACGCATAGGTTTTCCAGTAACGATCGCCTTCTTGTATTTTCAATTCTAATAGATTTACATAGCTACCACGACCTGCTTTCATATCTTGATATTCATCGAGGTAAAATTCCGGAATCCAAACTTCTTTAATTGGAACAGTCCATTCTAATCGCTCGTGTACTGGCCAGCACCAGAAGCAGTTGTGTCTAGCATGTATCTTGTAGTGCCACTGCCAAGGACCTTGATTGTGTCTATATCTATGGTTAGCCGTGGTTACATCATCTTCCCAGGCATTTTCAATAGCTTGGCGCCAACCGGGTAAAAGCACTTCGTCTAGATCTTGCCATATACAAACATCAACATCTGCTGGCAAAAGATTTAAACTAGTATTACGAGCTACGTCAAAACGCCAAGGGCTTACAGCTATGGGATAGACATCAACTCCTCGTGCTTTTAATTTTTCTACAGTACCGTCAGTACTGCCAGTATCACAGATAAGTCTTACATCAGCTTCTTGATTGCTATCTGCCCAACGATCGACGTTTTTTTCTTCGTTCTTACATATAGTATAAATGGCTATTTTTAATTTTTTCTTCTCAGATGTTTCAGTCATGATTTTTTACCCTCATGATTAGTTTATCTGATATTGTCTTAAAGGTCAAGGTTTTTTGGCTTAGCCAATAATAAAAGTATAGCCCTGGCCACCAGTTACCTGTTGCATTAACTCTGCTTCAAGTTGTGTGATCATTTCTTTAGCTTCTGCTTTCATAGCAGTACCATTTAGAGAGCTGCCACCCTGTGGGCCTGCGATCTGCGTGAATTTTTCACGTGCTTCTCCCATCATCATTTTACAATTAGCTAGCGTGTAATCTTTGATCCACTGATTAGCATATATGTCCTGTAATATAACAAAATCAGGACGATAATTGTAAGTCCAAACTAGGACCTGTTCGTTTCCTCTTGGACGCTGCATTATGGTTAATTTGCGTGTAGATTGATTGTAGTTATAGTTGATAAAGCTACCAAACATACGCCCAACCATTTCTTGGTATTGTGCGAATATTTCGTAAGTAGCTAGACCGCCCATATTTTGGCTTGATAGTAAGTATGTATTAGTATAGGCCATATTAAATGGTTCAAAAACAGAACCACCGTCTCCCATACCTGTTCTCGACCCAATACTGCGACGGAATATCTGTCTAACATTTACCACTTCTTTAGGCATAGTATAGTTGTTAACATCAGCTTCTAGTGTTAAGAACATATAGCTTTCTTCAACACTGCTATCGCCACGTTGTCTATATTTAGATAATGCTCTATCTAGCCCAATCTGTAGATGTTTAGGATCTAATTCCACATCGATCATGCCATCGCCTAGCATGGTTTTTACATATTCATATA